GGAAAGTCACTGTAAAGAACTACAAGTCACAGCCGTACACAGGAACCAACTTTCGTTTTCTTCTTCCCACCGAATACTGTCCATATGTGAAAACACAGATTCAAGGAAACATCTATTGGGACTGGATGGACTCGACCGAGTATTACGAAGAGACTAGCACACCGGAAGAATTCTATCTCTACTCAGCCAATGGTGCCTTTGTAAATCTACACAACAAGTGGACGGAGGAAGTGACGAGAGCAGATCTTCCATATCTGTTCATCGACAGAAGAGGACGAGAGAGCATCAAGTATAAGAGTGTCATTATTGGAAGAGGTGGTGATATGTTCTTTGGTTGTCGGCGAGTGATGGGACCGATGTATGATGAGATCACCTCGTCGTGGGTTGGTGATCGAGACATGCCAAGAACGATAGACTGGAACGGAGAGGATTGGAAGTGGAGGTTTCCTCCAGAAGAGAATCCTGTATGGGAGTTGGGCGAGTTGCCAGAGAACAGCGAGAACCCCGGTAGGTTTTCTTTGTTCATGCAGTTCAAGACGGGAGGAGCAGTCCCGATTCGATACGATGCCGAAGGGCAAAGAATACCAGAGATCGAATGGGAGTGGATACCAAACGTGGTCGTCTTTCATGCACACGCAGAATTGAAGATGCTGAACTTCGAGTTTCCACCCGAGGGATGTCCCGTGCCGGCTCTGGATCAAGAACCCGACTACAGTGATGACGAGATTATTATGATAGTTGACTAGGAGAAAAGATGAATAACGAAACGAGAGAACCAACAATCTATGTGGCTGGACCTATGCGTGGATACGAGAACTACAACTATCCTGCATTCGACAGATGTGCCAGAGTGTTGAAACAGCAGGGATGGATTGTGATCAATCCGGCTGAGTTGGATAGGCAGGCAGGCAAGCCTTCTTCAAATGCCCATGACTTCAATCCAGACACGAACTACGAAGACCATGAGTTTATGAGAAAAGCACTGCTTCGTGATGTGGTTGCCATCTGCGAAGACTGCACGGCAATCTACATGATGTCTGGTTGGGAACATAGCAAGGGAGCAAAGGCAGAGTATGCTTTGGCAAAGGCACTTGGTCTTGATGTCTTCTACGAAGCCCCACTACCAAAAGTAAAGAACATTAAACAGTAAAGAATCTTTTTCTTCTTTCGACCAAGGGGTTGACAGAGGGAAACAACGGAGTATACTTCTAGTATGAACAACAGAGACATGGAAGCGTATCGTCGTTGGTATGAGCAGTGGCGATGGGACTATTGGAACAATCGAGCCAAGACTGTTCGGCGCAAGCGACGAGTCAAGGCGCAAAAGAAAGGAAACGGATGAGTAAGATTTTTTTGATGAGCGTAGTGGTTCTTCTGCTTGGTGCCGCTACTGGATGCAACAACAGTTACAAGCACGATGATCGAGAAGTGCATCACGATGAGCATGAGGTTAACCGAGACATGCATCGTGTTCACGAAATTGAAAAGGGTTTTTGATATGGGACAAACAATTAATCGTTACGCAATTCCGGCTATCTGCTTGGGTGTCGCTCTTTACTTTCAGCAGACTGAGCAAATGGTGATCTGCTTCTTGTGGATCGGTGCGGCTCTAGCGTATCTTGCCATTGCTCTTGAGCATCAGATTTCTGCTTGCGATAGGCGAGAAGAGAACAATGCCATGTGGGATAGTATTCGTGATATGAATACCCTCCTCCAAGGCGAAATCAGAGATCTTCGTCGAAGCATGAACGAAAAGAAGGATTGAGATATATATCTGTGTGACTCAACCCCGCATAGGAGTCACACAAAAAATGACACCCCTCTCAGGAGGGGTGTCAAACTTCAGGGAGTTGCCGACGGTCGGGACTCCAAAATAATCTCGCTTTATAAGGAGAAACAAATGAATATGATCACTACGAAGGACGTTGGTTTAGGATCTTTTTGGGATTACATCAATCAGTTGGAACGTCAACTGTCAGGATCTCGGACTACTTCATATCCCCCATACAATATCATTCGATATTCCGAGACTTCTGCTGCTATCGAATTCGCAGTAGCAGGAATCAGTCCTAGCGATCTCACTGTTACAGTCCATCCACAGCCACAGAAGTTCAAGATCTTGGAAGTGGAATGCAAGCAGGCAGATCGAGAAATTGATGCAGACAATGAAACGAACTACGAGCATCGTGGCATTGCACAGCGATCCTTCAAGAGCAAGATTCCTCTTTCGGAGGGATGGGAGGTTGACCAGTGCCATCTGGAGAATGGCATGTTGACGGTTCATCTTGTTCGAGTTGTGCCAGAAGAACAGAAGCCGTTTTCCATCAAGATTCAGTATCACTAAATCTCACAACCAAACAGGGAGAAGCAGAAAGGAGCCTTCGGGTTCCTTTTTGTTTTATACATATTGGGTATGAAACCATTTGCAAACTTCACACCTTTATTCGAACAAACACCGGCAGAGGTATCCTTCGGAAAGCCCTCGGACTATCATATTCGAATAATGGAAAAGCCTCATCCGATGCTTCCTGTGGACGACTCAAAGCGTCTCGTAGAGGCTCCTCCAGCGAACGACTCGGATCAGACCAAGGAGGAACTGGCGTCCCTACAGGAGCGTCTGTCGTCCTCTGAGGACAACCAGAGACTGATGGAGAAATGGGATGTCGATCTGCTCGTACCTTTTGTAAAGTATCTTAAAGACAATAATTTATCTTACAATAAAAGGACACTGGATAAGATCATAAACTCATCTACTGTGGTCATTCTAAAGCAAAAGTATCTTTACGATAGACCGCGACCAGCGACTCTGGCAAAGGCTCTAGGCGTCCCCCTAGATTCCCTCAAGGCAAAGACAGCAGACAGCCCAGCGTATCCTAGCGGACACAGCACGCAGTCTAGGCTCATCGCTCTCTATCTCACAGGACTACATAGAGAGCATGGCAAAAGTTTCTTAGATTTAGCCGAGGAGTGTGGTCAGTCGAGGCTGAATGCTGGTGTTCACTATCCAAGCGATCACGAAGCAGGCAAGGAGTTGGCAAATCGTCTATACTCTTCTTTATCTACCAACGAATTGAATCAAATCAAATACAAGGATCTCCCAGCCGCACCGGGAGGAATGGAAGGATATTGATGTTTACTTTTAGAAAGTTTCTCAGAGAAGCCAAGGGAGGAAAGAACCTCCATCTAGAGCATCTAGAAGATGCCATCGTCAATGATGGCTCGGCTGGTATGAAGGAGGCTCTAGCCTTCGCAGAGTCTCTGTTGGACATGCTCTCTGGAAACGCAAAGAGCAGCCACGGAGTTACCGTGAAATGGGATGGCGCACCTGCCGTATTCTGTGGTATCAATCCAGAGAATGGCAAGTTCTTCGTCGGAACCAAGAGTGTCTTCAACGTCACTCCAAAGATAAACTATACAAACGCAGACATAGATGCCAACCACTCAGGAGGATTGGCAGACAAATTGAAGGTTGCTCTTAAGTGTCTTCCAAAGTTGGGAATAACCGATGTGCTTCAAGGCGACATGATGTACACCAAAGATGATCTAAAGACGGAAACGATTAATGGTGAATCCCATGTCACTTTCACACCAAACACCATCACATATGCAGTCGCTTCTAGTAGCAAGTTGGCAAAGCAGATCAATGCCTCCAAGATGGGTATAGTCTTTCATACGAAATACACAGGAACAGAAATGGCATCAATGAAAGCATCGTTTGGTGTTGATGCCTCGTCACTGAAACAAACAAGGGATGTGTGGTTTGAAGATGCCAACCTCAAAGACGAAAGCGGTGTTGCAACATTCACTGACAGAGAATCGACTTCTGTGCTGTCAAAGATAACAAACGCAAAGAGAATGGCAGACAGAGCAACACTCAGCACTATAGATGCTATCGTATCTGATGCAGAGTTCAGTATGCTTCTGAAAACCTACTACAACACTTTGGTTCGAAATGGAAACATAGGAACTCCTAGTGTGATCTATGCTGGCTTCAGAGAATACATGGAGCAAAGATTTGATGGTGCCATTTTGAAGTTGAAAACAGAACGCGGTAAGAAAGCAAAGGAAGATCAGAAGAAAAAGATGCTGTCTTTTATTCGAAGCAATTCCAAATCTCTCATCAAAGTATTTGCAATACAACAAGCCATTCGAGACATCAAGTTGGATCTACTTCGACAGGTCCAGAAAGTCAAATCTATTGGAACCTTTATCAGAACCAACAATGGGTTTAAGGTGACAGCACCTGAAGGATACGTTGCCATAGATAGGATTTCAAACACTGCATATAAATTGGTGGACAGAATGACTTTTTCCCGCGCCAATTTTAATGCAGCCAAGAATTGGGAAAAAGCATAAATAGAGTTGTAAAGGAGAAACTTATGCACACATTAGCAGAAGCAGGTATTACTCTAAGTCATGTTGGTTGGGGTATCGTCATTTTTGTTGCCGGTGCCTTGGTTGGTGTTCCACTTTGGAAGTGGTCAGCAAAGCACATGCCTTGGAATAGAGGATGAAACCTTTTTCTTCTCTAAATGAAGAAGTAAAACTATTAAGAGGTCAAGCGGAGAAATCCGCTGTCCTCTCTTTTGGTAGATTCAATCCACCAACTACGGGTCATGCCAAGTTGGTGGATGCTATCGCATCTACCGCAAAGAAAATAAAAGCAACTCCTTTCTTGTTTCCGAGTCGTTCACAAGACAGCAAAAAGAATCCTCTGCCAGCCAAAGATAAGGTTGGATTCTTACAGAAGGCATTTGGCAGAAAGGTTACTGTTGTAGACGAGGAGTCGGCAAGAACTGTTTTCAAAGCAATGGAATCTTTGGTTGAAAAGGGATACACAAACATCACTCTTGTTGTTGGAAGTGATCGCGTATCGGAGTTTCGAAAAACAATAACTCCCTACATCGAGGAGATGGGAATCAACAACTTCGAGGTTGTCAGTGCAGGAGAAAGAGATCCAGACGCAACGGATGTGACTGGAATGAGTGCATCCAAGATGCGTGCCGCAGCGGCTGCTGACGATTTCGAAACCTTCAAACAAGGTGTTCCCAAGGGACTTGGTAAAAGAGATGTGATAAAGATGTATGATGTTCTTCGATCCAACATGGACATCACGGAAGATTTTATATCAGAAGAGATTGCTGCTACGGCAAAGAAGGTAGTAATCTTCAGCGAACCGAATCAAGAAGAA